CCTTATGGTGGACCTGCCGGGAACTGCCCCCGGGTCTTGAATCCTTTTCTGTCTATTTCATACAGTCTTAACTTGTATTTACACTCTAAAGCTAGAACCACACCCACATTTATCACGTTCATTGGGGTTGCGAAATTCAAATCCTTCATTGAGTCCATTACGAGCCCAATCAACAATGAGTCCTTGTAGGTATGCAAGTGACTTTGCATCAACTAATACTACAAAATCTGGTTGAGCAAAATTAGTAACACCATTTTCTGAATTGTAACTATCAACATATTCTAATGTATAGGCAAGTCCGCTACATCCTGTAGTTTTTACACCCAATCGTATGCCAACACCTCGACCGCGTTTAGTCAGAAGTTGTAGAATTTTCTTATTGGCTGTGTCGGTTACGGTAATCATTTACGGCCGCTTTGATAGCATCCTCTGCTAGGATAGAGCAATGTATCTTCACAGGAGGTAGGGCTAGTTCTTGGGCGATTTCGGAATTTTTAATTGATCCTGCTTGGTCAAGTGTTTTTCCCTTGACCCACTCTGTAATGAGACTCGAACTCGCGATAGCCGATCCGCAGCCATACGTTTTAAATTTTGCATCTGTAATAATACCTGTATCATTGTCAACCTTTATTTGTAGTTTCATCACGTCGCCACAAGCAGGTGCACCAACCATACCAGTACCAACACTATGATCATCCTTGTCAAAAGATCCAACATTCCTGGGATTTTCATAGTGATCTATAACCTTATCTGAGTATGCCATTATTGTGTACAGGTCCGTGTGCGAGTAATAGTACCGTCTGAATGCTGTGTTTCAGTCCACTCTGTACACACAGTTTGTCGTTGTACAATTACAGAAGGTTGTTGTACAATCACTGTTTCTGTTTGTGTCGTAGGACGATTAGCAATAGCGGCTCCGACTACACCACCAATAATTAGGGGTGCTATCCAACCGCCACCGTTGTAATATCCATGATGTCCGTGGTGTCTAAAACCGTGTCCATGCCAATGTTGTGCCACGGCTGGTACTGCGGCCAATGTTAACAATAATACTGCTAGAACTTTTTTCATTGATTTCTCCAAAATATTTGACGGACCCGTAGGTCTTGTGCGGTCTCCGCCTAACCGAACAAGGTCTCTCACCTTGCCAACAGGCTATGCCTGTTTACCCCTATGGATACTATTATTTAACGTCTTCATGGTCATTTTTTAATCCATTACTGTGTTTGTCATTAGGAGTATCAACGTCTTGGAATAGACGTTTTTCTTGTTGTGTTAATTCTTTAAATGTTTTTCTGGGATTACCGCACATTACACATTTTGGATTACCACAATTCATAGCATGATGTTTGGCAAACTTATGTGGCTCTGTTACAGGAACGCCAAATTCTTTGGCAATCTTAGTCTGTTTCTTAACAGCATTTTCATCTTTAAGACGACGTTTGCTGTTTTTAAATTTATCAGATTCAGTACTCATTTTGCTACCCCTTGCATATAGTATAGCAGTATATTGCCACTGCGTCAATCAAAAATTTTACCAATTAGGCGTTGGATAAATCGTACAATCCAGTTACACCCGGGCCTTTACAATTCTTATCATTCATGAATGTGCAGACCTGTGCCCTATTAGATTTGCCAAAACTAATATGATGCCATGGATTTTTTGAACCTGTGGTTTTATATTCTAACAAGAATTGATCGTAGGCAATGTTATCTCGAATCCATTGTGCTCTGGTAAAATAATCTTCTTTAGTGGCTTTGCTGTATTGTATATCACAGGCCTGGCCCAATGGATGTTGGCTCGTTGGGCTACCATTGCCCTTGTTTCTAATAGTATTAGTTACAAACGCATCAGGATATTGTTTCTTGATTGGATCAATAACATTGATCACCAACAGTCGAAGGTTGTTACACATTTCTTGTACAGTAATTCCGTTTGCAGGTGCAAGTGTAGCAACATCATAAGGGAATACTACACCTGGTTGTTTTGTCACAGTCTTGACATAATATTTGATACCAGTTAATTGACTTTCATATAATAATGTATCATCCACTGATACTGCCAATGTTACATTACCTTCTGTATTACCTTCTTGAGGTGCAACAGTTGCAGTATCTGCGGCCTTGGGATTGCCTCCGGCTGCGTTGCCAGTATCAATTTCCGCCTGTGTTACAGTACCGCTGGCAACTAACTTGGCCTGTTCTACAGCAACCACTGTTTCATTGGTCTCACCATCTAACTCAATAGTGGCAGAATCTACTGCATAGGTAGGAGCACTGATTGCTGACAACACTGCCGCTTCAGCACCCTGGGGGTCTTGCCAGAGTGCTATGGGAACAAAGTTAGCAAATACATTTTCACTGTGGAAAACATCTGTAAGACGACCGGAACCTGGAATGTATGGCATTTGATTACCTCTTAGACTCCAGATCCAGGCATTGGTGGAGTTCCGGCAATTGCGGCTGTATTATTAGCCACAGACTTGGGATTACTAACTCCAAACACAGATAAAATAGCATCTTTTTGTTTAGTCAACCAACTTGTTACTGTTTGATATGCTTCCATACCTGTAATCCAACTACCTAACGCATTTAGACTATCTGTAATTTTCTGTGAAACATAATTCTGTGCCACAACTTGCTGATGAATAACAAATCCATCTTTTACACTTTCTTTTATCTGTTCTAAAATAGGAAGTTGCTCAGGTACAGATTGCCCGGCTGCAATTAATCCCTGCTTGGCCACAGACATATCAAAGTTATTAGTCTTAATAATATTTGCGGCCAGTGTTTGTTGTGTAGTTGACGCATCTGCTACTGCACCTTGAATACTGCCCAGTGCAGAATTTAAATCGCTGATGCTCTTACCAGTTCCTTGAGCACTATCTGCAATAGTGTTAACGGCGACAACTAGTCCCGATATTGTAAGACGTAATCTTTCAATCTCAGCGATTAATGCAGCACTTTGTGCGGTACTATTTGTTGTTAGTGCAGTTGTTTGAGCATTGATTGCTACCGCAATCTGCATTGCCGCTACTTCGCTTACTACTACTGGTGAAGGCATGATATATCTCCTTTACTGTATTTACACAAGTGCAATACCGGTGGTTCCTTGAACATACTGATCAGCGGCATCTTTCTTGCTGGGAACCATGGCAAATACATGATTTCTATTTAATACTATGGTATCCTTGTCTCCAAGTAACACCCAGGGTACCATACCCAAACCACCACCTTGCATGGTCAATGCCAGCGGGCGATTAATGGTAATACCGTTACTATCATCTTTTTCTAAACGTGCGATTAATTCATCTCCGTTGATTAATTTAATACTAACTACGCCACCTTCTACGATTGGTTTTTCAAATAACATTGTTTCCGTCCTTATCTATTTCTATCCATGTGTGGTCACCTAACCACTTTACCTGAGTAATATACTCGTAATCTTCTGGTATGCCTGTGGCCCAATCATCGGGCCCGTTAATACTCAGTCTTGTAAAATCTTTTCTTTTGTCGTAGACTAGCCAATATATGTTGCCATGTGCTATTTGAAAATTATAAACAGCGGCATGCACCATATCTGTGACTTCTAATCTACGCTTAATCTGCTGTGCTTGGCCTTCTAATACTCTAACTAGGTCTACAATTCTATCATACTCTTGTTGGGCGTGCATCCTGGCAACATTAAGCATGATATCTTTTTGTTTAGTAACTGGTACTAAATCAAACTTAGGACCGCCTGACTCAGTGGCATATGGTGTTACATTCCTGTTAAAAAATGGCACCGTTAATCCACCGAGATCTAAATCGTAACTATCCCTACCTTTGGCAATGTTACTTTTGCCTTGTTTGTTCATTTTAATCCCAAGGAGTTTCTAATCTTAGTAGCACTAATGTCTGTTACACTTTTATCAAAAGTCTCTTGTTCAATTTTATACCCAACATCGCGCCCATATGTAATATTAACAATATTTGGAACAATCTGAATTTCATATTGACCTTGATATAACATATCCAAATCACGTTTGATAAAACTTTTAACTTGTTCAATAGCAAATGGATTACTTCCTTGCCATCCTTGACAATCTCTAATTTGAATAACTACTTGTCCAGTTTTATCGATAGCACGTTCAAACAACTTACGATGTCCTTCATGCCAGGGTTGCCAGCGGCCTAACATTTGTACTGTTTCTTTCTTCCAATCGAATACAGGTCTACGGCGGTTATCATATATATGGGCGGCAATGAACTCACCCCATTTTTCACCGTGCTGTTCAGTGATTCTAAAATCATATACTTTAGGAGGAATGAATGCTTTGTTAGTGTCTTCAAATCGACCCTTATCAATAGTATGGACCCAAACAGTCCAATCGGCTTTAAAATTGTTACGCATTTCAACTAATGGTGCAACAAAGTCACAGATTACATAATCATACTCTGTCATTGAATCTGCTAGTTCACGCATACGATGAC